TAACTTTAGCCGTTTAACCTTTACCTCTACAGGTTCAGGCGAAACTGCTCGCATTTTGACCCGTGTAACTGGTGCTAACGGTGCTACGGCTGGTACGATTAACGGCGCTCACGTTACTTGTGCAATCAATACTGGCGGCACAATTAGCGGTGCAGCTAACGCTTTGCGTGCAACAATTGGTGGCTCGTCTACTAATCCAGGCGGTACGCTTGCTGCATTGCAACTTGATTCCGATATTGCGTCTGGTGGTACTTGGTCTAACGCGTCTTTCTTGCGTGTAACCAACTCTGGCACTGGCACCCTTGGTAACTTTGCAGCTTTCCCCGCAGCAGCTACAACAGGTGTGTTCCGTGCAGCCGTTGGTACTCCAGCAGCTACACACACTATCCCTGTAACTAGCGGTGGTGTAACGTATTACATTATGGTTTCTACCATTGCGTAATGCAAATCACTAAAGAATTTTTAGTGGCAGAAATTAAGTCGCTAGAGTCTGAAGCAAATAAGGCGCAAACCTTTTTAATTCAGGCTCAAGCGACTATTACTGCGTATAAAATGCTAGTGGATAAGCTAGACCAACCCGAACCTACCGAGGAACAATAATGGCGGTTATTTATCTGATGCACCCTGTCCACGGTCATAAAGTCGCTTGCAGTGATTTTGAAGCGGATTATGATGAAAATAATGGCTGGGAACGCTATACTGTCGATACGCCAATTGTTCAAGAATTTGTGGTTGAAGAAGTAGAACCCGAAGTTGAGGCGGCTCCTGCTAACGCGCTGGAAGTAAAGACAAGACGACGTAAAACAACCGCATAAGGAGTTACGCCATGACTACGGCAAACGACCAAATTAACGGCGCATTGCGCATATTAGGGGTTTTAGCCGAAGGCGAAACGCCATCTGCAGCCACGTCGCAAGACGCGTTGACTGCACTAAATCAAATGCTAGATTCGTGGAACACCGAGCGTTTAGCCGTGTTTTCTACCCAAGATCAAATAGCTTCTTGGCCTGCTGGTGCTAAAAACTTAACCTTTGGCCCAACTGGTAACTTGCCTTTAGCGTTAGGTGGCACACCTAAGCGTCCTGTATTGGTGGACGATGCGACCTATTTTAGGGACGCCGCAACTAATATTTCATACGGCATCAAGCTAATTAACCAACAGCAGTACAACGGTATTGCTGTTAAAACGGTGACTTCAACCTACCCTCAAGTCCTGTGGGTCAACATGGCCTACCCTGACATTGAAATGTACATCTACCCCGTACCCATCAAGCCGTTAGAGTTCCATATCGTATCGGTTGAAGAACTATCAAGGGTGCCAAGCCTATCGACTGACATTACCTTGCCACCTGGCTACCTACGGGCGTTTAAATACAACTTGGCTTGCGAAATCGCTACCGAGTTTGGCGTTGAGCCACCACCTAATGTGGCACGTATAGCGATGACTTCTAAACGCAACCTGAAGCGCATTAACAATCCTGACGACATCATGGCTCTGCCGTACAGCTTGGTAGGTACACGTCAGCGGTTTAACATTTATGCGGGTAACTACTAGGATTAATTATGGCAAATATAACAATACCCCAACTACCAGTAGCCACCACTTCGGCTGGCGCTGATCTATTACCTGTAGAACAAAACGGCGTTACTAAACAAATGACCAATACGGTTTTGTTTACTAACGCTACGCTAACAACGCCTACGTTGGTAACCCCCGTGTTGGGTGTAGCTACAGCTACTAGCGTTAATAAAATGGCTATTACACCCCCTGCTACTAGCTCTACTTTAGCGGTCGCTGACGGCAAAACGTTTACTGTCAGCCGTAGCCTTACGTTGACAGGCACTGACGCTACTACTATGACGTTTCCAGCTACAAGTGCTACGATTGCTCGCACAGACGCAGCGCAGACGTTTACAGGCAGTCAAACATTTAGCAACGCCGTTATTGGTGCAGTGCAAGCCTTATCAGGCCCAGGCGCCGTAAACATTACTACTTTAACTACAGCGTTTACGTCTACAGCAACAGGTAACGCATTAACTTTGGCAGACGGCGTAGCTGGTCAATTAAAAACAATTGTTTATGTAGCTGAAGCTGCGGGTGGTGACACAGGAGTTTTAACACCTGCTAATCTTGGCAGCGCAACTACTATTACGTTTAACGCTGTTGGTGATTCAGTTACCCTTCAGTTTATCGGTGCTGATTGGTGGGTTATTGGTTTCCGCGGCGCTGTGGTTGCCTAAGCCATGAAAACACCGATTTTAGGTCAAGCCTATGTAGCCCGCAGCGTTAATGCGGCAGATAACCGCATGGTTAACCTGTTTCCTGAAGTCATCCCCAACGAGGGTAAAGAGGCGGGGTTTCTAAACCGCGCCCCAGGGCTAAAGCTAATTGCTACGGTAGGCTTTGGCCCCGTCCGTGGTTTGTGGTCTTTTAACAACATGATGTACGCCGTATCGGGCAACACGTTTTTTAAGATAGACAGCGCATACACCGTAATTGCGTTAGGCACAGTCGTTGGCACAGGCCCTGTGTCTATGGCTGACAACGGTACGCAGTTGTTTATAGCGGCTAATGGCCCTAGCTACATTTACAACGATAGTACCAACGTGTTTGGGGCTATTATCGATATTGACTTTCCTGGCGCCGTAACCGTATCGTATTTAGATGGTTATTTTGTGTTTAACGAGCCGAATAGCCAAAAAATATGGGTTACAAGCATATTAGACGGCACGTCCATTGACCCGCTTGATTTTGCAAGCGCGGAAGGCTCACCCGACGGTTTGGTAGCGGTTGAAGTAAACAACCGTGAGGCATGGCTGTTTGGTACTAACTCCATTGAGGTTTGGTACGACGCTGGTACGCCTGACTTCCCCTTGGCTCGTATTCAAGGCGCATCTAACGAGATTGGTTGCGTTGCCCCTTATTCGGTGGCTAAACTAGACAACTCGCTGTTTTGGCTTGGGCAAGACGCCCGTGGTCAAGGCATTGTGTACCGCAACAACGGCTACACGGGCGTACGTGCATCTAACCATTCGATTGAATGGCAAATCCAGCAGTATGGCGACATTAGCGATGCGATTGCTTACACCTACCAGCAAGACGGCCATAGCTTCTACGTATTAACCTTCCCAACCGTTCAAAAGACGTGGGTGTACGACGTGTCTACCCAGTCGTGGCATGAAAGGGCTGGCTGGTCAAACGGCGACTTTGTACGCTACCGCCCAAACTGCCAAGTAGCATTTAACAACGAAGTTATCCTTGGCGATTACGAAAATGGCAACTTGTACGCCTATGACTTAGAAGTGTACGCCGTCAATGGCGCACCGCAAAAATGGTTGCGGTCTTGGCGCCCAATTCCTAGCGGTCAAAACAACCTTAAACGTACCGCCCAACATAGCTTGCAGCTTGATTGCGAAACGGGCGTGGGGCTTAATGGTATTGACCCAAATGACTCTGTTAAGTGGTTTTTTTACACTTCTAGCGGAGATCAAATTGTAACTAATAATAATGATTTATTGTTGTTTTCGCCGCCTACGGTTGAAGGTGCTAATCCCGAAGTTATGTTACGTTGGTCAGATGATGGCGGTCACACTTGGTCAAACGAGCATTGGGCGTCAATGGGGCGTATTGGTCAATATGGGCGACGTGTTTTTTGGCGTCGGCTTGGCATGACCATGAAGCTGCGTGACCGTGTTTACGAGGTGTCAGGCACCGATCCAGTTAAGATTGCCATTGTTGGTGCTGAACTTTTACTAAGCCCAACCCGTGCCTAGCCCGCTTAATGTAACCACTATACCTGCGCCGCGTACGCCGGTAACAGATCCAACCACAGGGCTGTTGTCCCGTGAATGGTATCGGTTTTTTTTAAACTTGTTTACTTTAACAGGCTCAGGCACTAATCCAACAACGCTAGAAGATTTACAGGTTGGGCCGCCCAATCTAACGGTTGATGAAATTCTAGTGCTTATCAATCGTCAACGTGACGCTGATCTAGCGCCGCCACTACAACTCGGTACAATATCTTCACAGAACGCGGACAATGTAACGATTACTGGTGGCACAATTGATAACACGCCAATTGGCGATACAACGACAAGTTCAGGCAAGTTCACAACGCTAAACGCTACAGGTGGTATTGGTGGAGGTACTTTTTAATGACATTTGTTTCAAAACATCATAGAATTAGGCTAAATTTAGGAGTCATTTATGACCGTTAATCTTTCTCCCTTTGGTGGCATAACTATTCAATTTAAGAACTAATATGGCGCAAACAGGGTTTACCCCAATTTTAATATACAGCAGCAGCACAACGACAAACGTCCCCGCTGCTGGCAGTTTGACCAATAGCACTTTGGGGTCGGAACTCGCCATTAACATTACAGATGGCAAATTGTTTTACAAAGACAATAGCAACAATGTTCAAGTTATTGGTTGGAAAGTCACCCCAACAAGCGCCGGTGGCACAGGACAAACTACTTACACCGATGGGCAACTGTTAATTGGTAACAGTAGTGGCAACACTTTAACAAAATCAACGTTGACTGCTGGCGCTGGTATAAGCATTACTAACGGCGCAGGATCAATTACAATTGCTGGAAGCGGCGCATTGACAGCATCTGCCCCTGTAACTGTGACTAGCAATTACGCAGTGGTTGATGGAATTACCTATATTATCAACAACAAGTCAGGATCAAGCCTGACAGTAACGCTGCCGACAGCGTCTAGTTATACTGGTCGAATTTTGACTATTCAAAATTATCAAGCGCAAACAGTAATTTCGGCATCATCAAACGTAATACCGCAAGGTGGCGGTTCGGCTGGTACTGCTATTTTGGATAATGTTGTGGGCAATTGGGCAACGTTAGTATCAAACGGCACAAACTGGGTCATTATGTCCTCTGCCGACTTACAACNACTTATTGATTGAATAAGGAATAAACATGGCAGTTACTCTTTCATTTANTNGCGGCGCTGGATGGACAATTTTTTGATGACAACGGAAACCCGCTGTCAGGTGGAAAAATTTATACCTATGCCGCTGGAACAACAACTCCGTTAGCTACTTATACGTCGCGAAATGGCCTTATTGCAAACACAAACCCAATCATTTTAGACTCGGCTGGTCGAACACCCGAACAAATTTGGTCAACAGAAGGATTGCTTTATAAATATGTTGTGGCAAATTCAAACGATGTTGTTATTCGTACTTGGGATAATATTGGCGGGTCAGTTGTGGCTAGCGATCTTGCGCAAGATTTAGCAAATACAACAGATAATACCAAAGGCGATGAGTTAATTGGATTTAGACAGTCCGACGCAAACGGTTTCCTTACTGGATCAGTTGGCAAAACAGTAAATGACAAATTGCAAGAATTTGTCAGCGTTAAAGATTTTGGCGCAGTTGGTGATGGCGTTGTTGACGACACGCAAGCCATTCAAAATGCAATTAACACAGGAAAACCTGTAAGTTTTGTTGGACAAGAATATACGTACAAAGTAACAAGCACAATTACTTACACAGGCTCGGTAATTATTGACGGTCAAGATGCAACAATTCTTTCTGACGCGTTGCCTTTCAAATTTAGTGATGCGTCAAACAGTAGGGTGTCAAACATTAGGTTTATGCCTGTAACGATTCCTTACACTATTTTAAGAAACACGGTTACATGGATCAATACCCCCGCCGATGTAGTTCAATCGTTGGAAGGATATGTTCCTACGGTATATGATTTTGACATTTGGAGTGGTTTGCCAACTTACATTAAAGATCAATGGGTTCCATTTAACCCTGGCGGAATTTATTTTGACGTTTCAACAAGTAATGGCGGCTCAAACATATTTGTTGAAAATTTAACTGGCTATCAATTTTGCGTAACTATTGAAGGCTATGT